AAATCAAAAAGTAAATCACGTTCTAAATCAAGAAGTAAATCAAAAAGTAAATCACGTTCTAAATCAAGAAGTAAATCAAGAAGTAAATCAAGAAGTAAATCACGTTCTAAATCAAAAAGTAAATCAAGAAGTAAATCACGTTCTAAATCAAAAAGTAAATCAAGAAGTGATGAGAATGAGAATAATGAGAATAATGAGAATAATGAGAATAATAAGAATAATGAATTATATGAAGATAATGGTAGATTTATTGATGGAGATGAAGAAGAAAATGGAGAAATACAAGTTAAAGATATAGTGAGAGTAAGAAGTCCAGAATCATATTATAGAATACAGAAGATGTCAGATATAAATATAAAAGAATTAGATAAAATAAAATCGAGAGTAAATAGATTTAATAGAAAAACTGGAATGAGATTTAGATTAGTAGATATTAAAGAATAATGATAAAGATAATAAGATAAAAATAAATAAAAATAAATAAAGACAAGATAATATGATATTATATATAAAATGGATAAATAATAATTATTATAAAAAAATGAAATATATGATGATGATGATTTAATATACAAAGTTACAAAAAAAGTTAAAATAGATGAAGAAAAAATAAATAATATATAATCAATAAAAGATTTAATAAAAGTAATAGAATAAAAAAATAAGAATAGTTATAAGATAAATATTGAAAGATTAAATAAAATATATGAATAATTAAAAAAATTAGATAATCTAGTAGGATTAGAATAGATAAAATAATCATTATTTGATATGATTATATATTATATATAAGATAAATAAATATAAAATGAAGATATGATGCATATTGTAATATAAGGTCCACCAGGAGTAGGTAAAACGATATTAGCGAATATAATAGGTGAAATATATTATAATCTTGAGATAATATAAAAACCTTAATAATAATAATAATAAATATTTTTTTAATAAGAATAATATGAATTACCATTATTATAAAGAACAGAGAGAATAAGATAATAATAATCAAATAAATAAGAATATAAATTTATTAAAGCAAAGAGAAGTGATTTAATAGCAAAATATTTAGGTTAAACAGCAATAAAGACCTAAGAAGTGATAAATAATGCATTAGGAGGAGTATTATTTATAGATGAAGCATATTCATTAGGTAATAATGAATAGAGAGATATATATTCAAAAGAATGTATAGATACAATAAATTAAAATCTAACAGAGAAAAAGAATCAATTATTAGTAATAATAGCAGGTTATAAAGAAGCATTAGATAAATGTTTATTTAGTTATAATGAAGGATTAAAAAGAAGATTTCCATTTATATATACAATAGAGAATTATAATTATTTAGAATTAAGATAAATATTATTCTAAATGATAAAATAAATATAAGGAGGATGGTATATGGATATAAATGAAATTCCATAAGATTTTTTTAGATAAAATAAATAATATTTTTAGAATTAAGCAGGAGATATTGAAACATTATTATTTAATATGAAAATATAACATGCAAAACGATTATTTTAAAGTTAATAATAATATAATAGAATATTTATTAAATAAGATTTATTAAATGGTTTCTAATAATATAAAAAAACTAATGATTAAAAATAAAATATATTAAATGATTTCTAATAAAGAATGTATATTTGAATAAATTTATAATTATTATAAAATAATTATAAATTTATAAATCAAATCAAATTATAAAATCATTAATCATTATTTTTCTTCTTTTTTCTAACAACTCTTTTTTTTTTACCTTCTTCTGGTTCATCATCATCATCATTATCATTAGGTTTAACTTGTTTACTTTTTTTTTTAGTAGGAGGTTTAGTAGGAACTTTATCAAAATTCATAAATTCAATATGTCTATTAACTAAATATCTTTTATATCTACCATATTCATCAAAATCTTCTTTATCTTTTTCATCTTGTTGATAATTAATAGTTTCACTGTCACAATTATCTAAATCAATATTATCAAAATTAGTTTTAAAATCATTATTACCTTCTAATTTTTTAATATGATTATTCATAACTTCTGTTATATTATCTTCAAATATATCTAAACTTAATGTTGGATTATTACAATTAACTTGTTCACCTTGATTAAGAAGATAATAAACATTAAGTGCTGTAGTTCTACCTAATCTTTGTGCTCTACCTATAACTTGTGTTTCTAATTCTTTATTTAATTCATGATAGATAATAATATCAGTAGCCATTTGAAGATTTAAACCAGATCCATAATTAGAAGCATTTAACATTAAAACTTTTATTTTACCTTCTTCGAATTTTTTAATAATATTATTAATAGTAGAAGGAGTACCTTGTATTTTACCAATAGTTATATTATTTTCTAATAATTTTCTTTGTATATTATCAAATGTTTGATCATAATTGGAGAATAATAAAAATTTACCATCTTTTTGAGTTAAAATAGTTATTAAATTATCAATTTTCTTTCTTAAAATATGTTCTTTAATATTATCATCAATTTTAGATTTTTTAGAATTATCATCAATAACATTCATTTTTTTATAATCAATTTTTTCTCTACACATAGGACAATTATTACCACCTCTGACTATACATTCTAAACAAAATAATTGATTACAACAAGGAGTCATAACAGGTTTATCTAATTCACCTAAACATATTGGACAAGATTCTTCTTTAAATGATTTTATTCTATCTTCTATTGTTTTTAATTTAGTTTCTAATGATGTTATTTTTTCTTTAATATTTTTTAATCTTTCATCTTGTGCTTTTTTATCATTAACTTCTAAACTAGATTGATAATCTAATTCTTTTTTTCTATTATGTAAATCTTTTTTAATTTGTTTAGTAACAACATCTAATATATTATCACTAGAATCAATATTACAATTTAGTCTAGCTAAAGCTTCTTGATTATTACCAGCATTAATCATATTTATAACTTCATTATCTACATAATCTCTAATTATATTTAATTCTCTTGGTGCTAAACAATTAATAATAATTTGATTAATATGAGGTAAATTCATTGATTGATCTACATAATTATCATTATTTTTAACAGCAATATATTTAATAATATTATCATTTAATTGAGATACTAATGTCCTTATATAATGTCTTCTTACATATTTTATACCACTTGGTGTAGCAGTAATAAACCAGATAAAATTACAATTATAATCCAATTCTTGAGGTAATCTAATACTACATACTTCATCTATTATAATTCTAGCCCATTTAGTTGCTTTGAATTTCTCATAGAATTCATCAAACATTGTTGCACTAACTATAATCGCATCATAAAATTCAACACAATTTAATTCAGTAAAATCAGCATCTTCAGCAGGTTTTTGATTTTTGAACATATTTTCAGAGAAAATTAAATCACTGATATCACTTTTCTTAATAACACAATAAGTTGGATATTTAGCATATTTAAAAGCATTTTTCCATTGAGATACAAGATTATGAGGAACTAATATTAAATTTGTTTTTAAAGCTTCTTTATTATTTTTATATCTTAAACTAGTATATATAGTAGAACTCAATATTCTATCTCTCGCTCTTGGTACTATTTTTTCAGCTATTAAACCTAATATCATAAATGTTTTACCACTTCCTACTTTATCCGCTAATATACCATAATTTGATTCTATTTCAAATTCCATATCATCAAATTCATGATTATCTCTATGATATCTATAATAATATCCATCATCTTCATTATGTACATGAAAATTATTTATATAAGCTTTTTTAGTAAATTTAACTTTACCTGTATCTTCAAACTCTAACATTGCATTTATTGATGTTTTTTGATGTTCTTTTAATTTTATTAAAATTTTATTATTATGTTCTATTTTTTTATCATTTTCACTCAAATTGTTATACATTTTGTTCATAATTATATTTTCTTCCATTTTATTTTAATAATATATTATCTATTATATCTCTTTATATAGTCTATTATAACTCTAAAATTATTTCTTTATATAATTAATATATTATATTATATTAATTATATAAGATGTTAAATTATCAATTTTTTAAATATATTATATAATAAATTATTTACGTCTTTTATAATCTGATAATAAATTATGATATAAGTGATATGTATTAATATCATATAAACTGGTATATAAATAATCAGCAATATCACTAAAATTGTTACTACCTCCGTTTAATAAACCTTCTATAACAACAACATTATCACCATATAATAAATTCATTAATTTTTGTTTATCAACATTATATTTATTACATTTATCACATTTACATTTTAATTTATTATCTTGTCCATCACATTTAATAAATATATCAATTAATTTTTCTTCTTTATCTGGTAATCTAATATAATAATCTAATTTAATAACTTCTTCTTGTTGTTTTTCTTCATTAAGAGCATTTAATAAATCATCTAATTGATCATAAACATTATCTCTACCTCCAACTAATTCTAAATCAACTTTAACTTCATTATCAGTTGAAACTTTTTTTTCTTCAATATAATCACCAACTGGATAATAAAAATAATATGGATAACTATATGGATATCTTAATACTAAATTACTAAATAAATTCTTATATTCATATACATATTTATGAGTTTTACACATTTTTTTTAATCTATTATCTTTAATTAATTGTTTTATAATAGCTGTTAAATTTTGTTTATTAAACCATTTATTATCATCATTTTTACATTCTGTATCTTTATAATCTTTTTTATCTAATGATACTTCATTTCCATCATCTTTAGTATATTTACTATTTTTATTAACTTTACAAATTTTTTTAACTAAATTACTTGATAATACTTCATTTAAAATATCAGTTTGACTCTTATTTTCACAAATTAATTTTAATATCATATTCAATACAGCTTGAATATCATCTTTTTTAGAAGTAAGATATTCTTTATTATTATATTGTTCATCACTAATACCTAATTGATATTTATAATGTTTAACTTCACCAGCAACTAAATCACGAGACATATTCTATGATATTATATTATATAATATTATAAGATATTTATTATATTTGTCATAAAATAAAATTATTATATTTTTTTATTTATCATTTGTCATTTAATATAAATGATTTAACGAAATTAACATAGAATTCTAAATGTTTATTTGGATTATTTGTAATCAAGATTTTAAATAATTTTAATACTATTGGTTCCTGTTTTTTATCACAAAATTCACTATATCTCTTCTTAAATGTATTAAATGATACTTCTATATCAAAATTATTCTTCTTTTCTTGATCTATTTCATTCAATACTTCATCTTTATCTTTTATTATTTCTCTATTATCTTCCATTTTTATTTCTTTAATTAATTCATCTAATTTATTTTCATCTATATCTAATTTATCTAATATATCATCTAATATATCTTTATCTTCTATATTATTAGATTTATTATCAATCTTTTGATCATTATTATTAATAATTTGATCATTATTATTAATCATTTGATCATTATTATTAATTATTTGATCATTATTATTAATTATTTGATTATTATTAGATTTTTCAATAATACATTCTCTAAAACCTAATACATATTTTTGTTTTCTATCCATATCATCAATATCTAATGATTCTAAATTATCATAATTATCTATATCATTCAAATCTTCATCTTCTGATGATTCGTAATATAAATCATTTTCTTTATCTAATAATTTATTATTATATTCATCATCACTATCAACATGTTCAATATTATTATTATGAAAATTTTTAAAAGCATTCATTTGATTAAAAATATCTTTATATAAATTTTCATCAATATCAATATCTTTAAAAGATTTAACAAGATTATCTTTAATAGATAATTTAGTATCTTTATTATCTATAATAGTATCTTCTTTGAATGAAACTTTTTTTAATGATGTCATCTTATATTTAGTTATTATTATTAATATCATATTTATATTTATATCATTATTAATATATAGAAATGTTCAATTTTTATCTAATATTAAAATAAAAACGAGCTCAGTGAAGTTGAGTGTAACTCAACGATGCGAGTATTTATATGATTTTTATCTAACTTATCTAAACTAATTATATCATTAATTATATATCTAATATAATTAAGTGAATAACTATATCATAAATCTAATATAATTGAGTGAATAACTATATATCTAATATAATTAAGTGGATATAAATTTAATTATAACTCGCATCGTTGAGTTACACTCAACTTCACTGAGCTCGTTTTTATTTTAATATTAGATAAATATTGTTATAATGCGAATAAGCGCGAATGTAATGAGCATGAGCATAACATATAGATATTGATATAAGTATTATTATAGTCATATTTATATAAGTATTGTGATAGTTAGTAATATTGATATAACTTCATAGAACTTATATGAATAAATAGTTTGAAAATGATAAAAAATATCTAATAGATATGTATATGAATATCAATAAAATAACAATAAATAAGATAATAAATATAAATGAAATTAAAAATATAATAAAAGAAATATCAAAATCTTATACAATAGAAGATATTAGATCAATAAATAAAATAATAATAATAATATTAGTATTATCAGTATTATATATATTAGAAATAAATAATGACAAAAATAATAAAATATTAAAAAAAATAGTTAATATATAAATCAATATTATAAAATTTAATTTAATAATAAATTAACATAAATATCATCATTCTTCATCCATTTCATCAATAAAAGCATCTAAATTTTTAATATCAAAATTATCAGGTTTATTATTAATAAGTTGATTAAGATAATTTTTTAATTTAATAGGTTTAATTTTATTTTTAAAATTGAATATATTAGTTGTATCTTCAATTAGATTAGGTAAATTATTCCAGATATGAACTTCTTTATCTTTATCAAATAGATCATCACCAGTAGTAACTAATTGATAAATCATTTTTTCAGCTTTAACAGCTTTATTCATTTTTTTAATAATAATACCATATTGTGAAGTTAAAATTTTATTAATATATTTAATTTTTTGTTTATAAGAATCATATTCTTCTAAATTTTTATTATAATGTTTAATATTATATTTCATTAAAATATCATTTTTACATTTATTTAAATATATCATACATTGTTGTAATAATCCATCTAATTTATCTAATGTTTTTTGTATATTTAGATCATTAATATCAAAACCTAATATTTTTAATATATCTAATGGATATTTATGATATGTATATTTATTTCTTGATGAAAAATCTAAATAACAATTTGTATATTTTGAATTATATTGTTCATTATATCTTAGAATTTCTAATTTTATATCAGTAGTTTGATCTTCATAATTTAAAATAGTAGATAAATTACGATACCATCTCATTCTTAATTTACTATGATAAGATTGAATAAAATCTTCACTAATTTGATGACTATTATCAGGATTTTTAAAATCAAATTGAAGATTATAACATGATCTTAAATTATATCTTTGAATAGAATATATATCATTTTTAGTTAAAAATTCATCTTTTAATTTTAATTTAATATTATAATCATCTTGTGTTAATTCAGGTGCATTCATAATACCATCAATTTTTTCTTTCAATTCTTTATCTTTTCTATCTTCTTTAATTTGTTCTAATTCTTCTTCAATATCACAAGAACCTTCAAATGGTTTAATATATTCTAAACCATATTTTTTAGATTTAATATAACCAAATAATGTAGAAGAGAAATTTAATTTATTTTCAATAGTTTCCATACAATTTCTCACATATAAATCATAAATAGGTTCATCTTTATAAGGATAATATATTAATTTTGTATTTGCTAAATCTACATTATCTAAATTATCTTGATCTATTTCATGATTTATTTTTAGATTTTTCTTAATTAAACCATTTTCTAAATCATAATTAGTTAAATAATAATCACTACATAACATATTTTCAACAGTTTCATAATTTAATATATTATCATTATCTTCAATTTCTTCAAATTCATCTAATGTTAAATAAATATTTAAATCTTTTGGAGATCTAACTCTATGTAACATTTGAGCGAATTCTTGTGAACCTAATGAATCTTTACATCCATATGCATATATATTATCAAAATAATTTTCGACATCAAAACTAACACCCATACAAACAGAAGGAGTATATAATACAACATCATAATTAATCCATTCTCTATTAACATTTAATAATAATTGTCTTTTTTCTTCAATAGAAGTTTCTCTATGAATAAGAACACATTTTTTATTTGGAAATGTTCTATTTATTAATTCTAATATATCTTTTGCTTTATTATTAGAAGCGGAAGCAATAACAATTTTTTGATTATTTTCAATAGCAACTAAAACTTTTCTAATCCAAGTATCAAAATCCATATAACCAAATGTATATTCACTAAATGATTTAAAAGTATTTTGAATGACATGATAATCTTTTCTATTTTCTTTATTTAAATTAATATCCATAATCTTTGAATAATAATTTAAACATCTATCTGATAAATCAGCATCCATTATAAATACTTGTTTTGCTTGTTGTATTAATATTTGTAAATTATCAATAACTAATGAACATCTTTTATTATTAGTAAAATGACTTGATGTCATATATCTTGCTAAACTTTCACATTCATCTATAATAACTATATCATATGCTGTTTTACTTAATCTCATTAATGAATCTAATTGACAAATAATTCTATTTGCTGTTATATAATGATCATTAATTTGTGAATATAATTTAAAACCATATGTACTTAAATCTCCTAATAATTTAAAACCAAATGTAATTCTAGATGAGATAAATAATATAGAAGTGTTATCATTAATTTTATCATTTAATTTCATTTCAAACATAGCTTTTAATAAATTAGAAGTTTTACCAGTACCTTTTTCAGATTGTATAGCTAATAATTTATAATTAATCATATCTTTATACATTTGTGGTGTTAATTTTTTTTGATCCATAACAGTTAAATTAGTTTTATTAAAATTATCTAATACTATCTCTTTTTCTCTATATAATTCAACTTTATCTTCTATTGAATTATTTTTTTTAATATAAATATCATCAATATTTTCATCTTGTGCCCATTTAATTAAAGTACCAATAGTTAATTTATTAGTATTATTAGTTTTAAATGATTCCCATCTTTTATCCATTTCATGAGCTTTATATTTAATAGATTTACTAGACCATTCATTCCATATATCAAATAAATTTAATTCATTTGTAGATGAATTTGATAATATCATACCAATTTTAGACCATTTATCATAATCATCACAATATGTCATAGGTAAATTATCTAAAATATGTTTAATATTAATATTATTAATAGAAGATACAGAATTAGTTTTAGGTTTTAATTTTTCTATTTTATTAACAATTTTATCTTTTTTAATCAAAAAATTACAATCTTTTGTAAATGTTATTAAAGTTTTTAAAAAGAATTTATAACCATTTTCTCCTGTACTATGTCTTTCTAATTGACTTGTTTCTTCATTATCTATAATTAATAATTTAGGTATTAATATTGCTTTCTTTCCCATTTTTGAACAAAAAAATAATCTTAAACATGTTAAATTATATATACTATTATCAACAAAATATTGAGTAATTTTACTATCTCTATTTAATCTAACAAAAAAATCTTTTGCAACTAAATGATTTTCAAATTTAACTTTATCAAATATTATATGATAAGATTTTTTATTTGGATTTTCATATGTTTGTAATGATGGATCATTTTCTAATATAATTATATTAGATGTATCCATTCTATAACCATAATATTCTAAAAATTTTATTTGTGTTTCTTTAATTAATTTTTCTAATAAATTATCACATTCAACATCATCAATATATTTTGGATGTTCTTTTAAATTTATATCTATATCATATGAAAATTTAATATTCATATCTTCTGTCCAAAATTCATAATAATGAGATTCAGCATTATCATCTATTTTTTTAAATATATTTTCAGGTGTACTTATATAGAATTTTTTATTTCCTGCTATACTTATATCTTCTTGAAATAATAATTTATTATTATTTTTTTTATTTAATCTATTATATGATATAATTGTATCTTTTTTGTTATAATAGGTCATAATTGGGATGTATTATTATATTAATATAGTATATATCATTAATATTTAAGTAATTATATTAAATTATTAAAAATTCAATATTTTTTATTATAATATCATTATATATATCTTATATATGATGTAAATATATTAAAATTAATATTAATTATATTATATCTTTATAATAGTTTAATATAAAAAATAAAAAGATCATAAAAAATAAAAAAATAAATAATATATATTTAATATGAGATATTGAATTTTTTACTAAAGATGTCTGTGACAATAATATTTATTATAAGACTAATAATAAAAAATATTGAATAAAAATATATTTAGATAAAGTTATAATATTTATAATAAATACAGATATATAAATATTATGAATAAATTAAAAAATAAAGAAAATCTTCCTTGGGTAGAAAAATATAGACCAGAATCATTAGATACTATTATATCTCATACTGATATTATTAATACTATTAATAATCTAATAAATAATAGTCATTTTCCTCATATGATATTTTATGGTCCACCTGGTACTGGTAAAACTACAACTATTCTTGCTGCTGCTAAAAAATTATATGGTAAAAATTATCATTCTATGATTTTAGAATTAAATGGTTCTGATGATAGAGGTATTAATGTTGTTAGAGATCAAATTAAAGATTTTTCTTCTACTACTTCTAAAATAAGTAATATATTTAAAAAAGATGATATGATGGGAAATATAAAATTAGTAATATTAGATGAAGCAGATTCAATGACATATGATGCTCAATTTGCATTAAGAAGAGTAATAGAATTATATACAGAAACAACAAGATTTTGTTTAATATGTAATTATTTAACAAAAATTATACCTGCATTACAATCAAGATGTATGTTATTTCGATTTGCTCCTATTAAATTTGATGATCATATAATAAAATTAAATGAGATAATAATAAAAGAGAATATAAATATAGAAAAAGAAGCAATAAATCAAATAATAATATTAGCAGATGGAGATATGAGAAAATCATTAAATGTATTACAATCTCTATCAATGTCATATAAACAAGATAAAATAAATTTAAAAAATGTATTTGAAATAACAGGTTATCCAAGTGATCATTATAGAATTGAATTATTAAAATATTTATTTAATTATGATATTAAATTAAATATTAAATATGATAAAATTAAAGAAATAATAAATGATTCTAATTATTCTATTATTGATATTATTAGAGAAATAATAAATTTCTTAATTGATGATAATATTAGAAAATCATTAATTAAATATGAATCTAATATTATTAATATCATTAATGAATTATCTAAAATTGAAATATATACTGCCAATAATACTAATAATGATTCTCTATTATTATCTATTATATCTATTATTTATTCTAATAATATTAAATTAGATATATCAAAAATAGATTTAAAAATGATAAAATAATAATAATTTATGATGTGATTTAAATATATATTATTTATAAAATAATAATAAATAATATAAATTATAATAATAAATGTTAATAAATAAAAGTGAAATAAATATAATTTTAGAGAAAAATATTAATTTATTTGAAGATCAAATTAATGATTTTTATAATGAATCATTAAATAATAAAAAATTAATATTATCTATTGATTTTGAATTTAATCAAAAAATTATTGCTCTTATGCAATTATCATTTGAATATCAAGATAGATCTAAATATTATATATTATATCCACCATATTTTACTAATAATATTAAAAATTCATTTATTGATAAAATATTAATTAATAAAAATATTAAAAAAATAATGCATGGTTGTGAATCTTTAGATATACCTTATATTTATAATTTCTTACTTAATAATGATTTAAATAATATAATTTTATTTACAAATTCACTATATGATACTAGATATTATTGTGAATATTTAAATATTTATAATAATAATATTAAAAAATGTTCATTATATGAAGCTTTAAAAAATTATAAAATTATTGATGATTATATTTATAAATATTTAATAGATAATGAAAAAAATATGGGAGATATATGGAAAATTAAAATAGATATTAATAATATGTCAGACCAATTAATCTATTATTCTATATATGATACTATCTTCTTAAAAAAAATCTTCTTACAAATTAATAAACAATTAAAATCTATTAATAAATTTGAATATCATTTATTTAATGAA